CCGCGAGGGGCCTCTTTCTACTTGTCTTTCGACGGTCTCTTCTGGGATCGGCGACTGAGTCACGCGAGCCTAGGTTCTCTGGTTCACCCTTACAGATTCACAAACTGTATCGGATGAGGGCCAAAACGTGATGCTTCTGGAATGAACGCCCCCCCATAGGCGCATTCTTGAGAAGCCCTGTTCGCAGCGGACTTAACCACTCTGCTCGTTGGAAAGCCAGTGCTACCCTTGTGAGGTATGAGCTGGACTTTCTTAACCTCCTCCCTAAAGAGGAAATTACCTGGTCTTGTGAAAGACCTTTCTAGTGAGCCTAGGGCTAACGCTCTAGTGAAACCAGTATGACTACCGGTTCGTATGTCAAGAACTTTTTGTCGTCCCGCACGAGATTCGCGATGACGCGGATCAACGATGGGACAGGCAAGATGGTCACGACTGCGTCCGGAGCCTCTGGATCCAGCAATATTGGTTGGTATCGTGAAAAGAACTGGAGTGGGACTAACACGGCTACGCCGTCGAAAACCACCCGGGGCAAGAAGCGGTACTATACCACTTTGGATGCAAAAGGCCGTCGGGTTACGCGGTCCTTCTACGAGAAGCCCTTACGGGCTGAAAAGTGGAGAGAGCCGCAACCTTATACGATCACCGTAGCTAAATACTTGTATAGCCCGCTTGGGTCATTCCTGACTCAGACGGTTCGTGCAAGTGATATGTCGCTACAGAGTGAACAGTACTACTGGGACTGCTCTTGTGACGGTGCCGGGTTGATCACTACCCTGCCCGCCCTTCCCACCTGGACTGCTAACGATGACATCAAACTCATCGGCAAGCTCAGGGAAGCTGTGTATGGTTCCGATTTCAACGCGAGTGTTTTCCTCGGTGAGGCAAACCAGACGTTGAGGATGATCGGAGACTCAGCTACAAAAGTCGCTCGTGCTTACCACCTAGCCCGTAAGGGCGATGTGTGGGGAGCTGCGAAGACTTTAGGGACTGCTCGGAGATTTCCTCCGAAGACTAAGCGCCAGGACCTCGGTTCTGCGTGGCTTGAACTCCAGTATGGTTGGTTACCATTGCTGAAAGACGTAAAGGGAGGTGCTGAACTTCTATCGCACCAACTTCACTTACGTCACCGCCTGCGATTTAAAGTACGTAGCGTCCTCGAAAACGTCCAACCGGACGTCGGCGGGGGCTACTACCAATGGCAGGATCGTAAAGCGACGATTAAAAAGCAGATCATCGCTTGGTTCTCTGAGCCACCTAGTGTGGCTGCGCTATCCGGTATCCTAGATCCGGAATTAGTTGCTTGGGAACTTGTACCTTTTAGCTTTGTTGCCGATTGGGTAGCTCCGATTGGTTCTTATCTAGAAGCGAGGGCATTTACCGGCCGCATGGTCGGTACCTTTGTCACTACTACTGTAAACCGTCAACACATTGGTGGTCTTAAGTCCAAACCCTATTCCACTGGAACGGGGCAAGGAACGACTCTCTTTGAGTTTTCGGCCAGCAGCGGTGGCTACGAGAATAATACTGTGTCTATGACACGCGTTATTTCCTCGACCCTTAGCGTACCTGCGCCCGTGGTAAAACCATGGACGAAGATTGCATCGTGGCAACACTGTGCAAACGCTATTGCTCTACTTGCAGGGATCAAACCCTTCAAGGAAACCACACTCAAAAAGCTAAGGAATCCTCTGGATCTTCCCTACACTGAATGAGTGGCCAATCTTGGCATAACCCTCTTACGGGACCTCCTCGACCCGTAACCGTACTAATAGAGATTAACCTATGAGCGCAATTGCCTCTCTGGTGGCCTTTGATGGCCAATCGACGCCCGTTAGCCACACCTTCCTTGCGGAATCTGTAGCACGCGACGGAGCAACTGTGGTCGCAACCTATAAGGAAGCGACTGCCGGTGTTCCCGACTATGCTCAGGGCAAGGTCACTATCAAGAAAGCAAAACTTGGTAGCGGTGTGAATCGAGTGTCTGTCCGAGTCGAGATTCCAGTGATGGAGTCGGTCTCCGGTCAAAACGCGTCAGGCTACACGGCAGCCCCAAAGGTTGCTTACGTAGATACCGTTGAGAGCGTCGGATTCTTTCATGATCGTAGCGTGATTGCTGGTAGGCGCTCTGCCCGCCAACTCTCCGTGAACATCATGAACAACGTCACGACCTCCGTCGCCGCCGCAACAAGCGGGCCGGCCTCGGAACTCTTCGATACCCTGATTTCCCCGACTTAACAGTCGGTCCATGCTGATCACCTGATCAGCGTCCATAACTTTTCCTATTCGGAAGGTAATTATGAGGCACATTGCCTGTTGGACACAAGCGAGTACACCGGATGAATCACTATCCATCATCTCGAAACTCGCGCTGTCGCACGCCCTCGAGGGCGGGGAGCAAGGGAAATATATCGCTAGTTGTATTACTAGTGGTGACTTTCCTTCTCTGTGTGACGTTAGTCTTGATTACGAAACTGCCACAGCCCATCATGCAGGAAACTGCAGACAGGCCCTCGCGTACTTCACAAAGTACGAACCCCTCGATCTCGGAAGAGACCGAAGGGAGGTAGCAATTATCAAGTTTAACGAGTCTGAAGTCGCTTGTCGCGAGACGAACGATCTCTTCAAGATGCGAGCTCAGGGTTCTTTTTACTTTGAACCCTGGGTTGAGTCGGTTTTTCACCGCGCTCAACAGAAAATAGCTCACGTTTTGGGGGATTGCCCCTCTCTCGCAAACTTGCGGTATCGCTTCGGACCCGGCGCAACGACTCTTACGAAAAAGAGCCAAGCTAGCGTGGTTGAGAAGCTCCAATCAACGCTAACATGTAGCGAAGATCTCGTTCATCTCCTCCCGGAGATGCTAGCGCAGATGCCGATGTTGACAGAGTTACACACCGTTCGTGAGTCACAGCGTGAGCTGCACTTTATGAATGGTACTCTGCTTCAAACATTTGCCGACGTCCCCGTAGTCATAACGGATGGAATTGTCGACTTCGTCCCGAAGGATGCAAAGACCTTGCGTACCATCATCAAAGAGGGCTCTCTGAACACAATGATTCAGGCGGCTCTCGGTGACTGGATGGCAAAGCGTCTTCGTGCATCGGGTATTGATCTACGTGACCAGACTCGTAACCAAAATCTGGCCCTCCGTGGATCCCTAGATGGCTCTTATGCCACCTTGGACCTGTCTTCAGCATCGGATACCATCTCGACTGAGCTGGTATACACACTTCTTCCAATCGATTGGGCTTTATTGCTTGATTCGGCTCGTTCCTCTCAGGTTTATCTTGACGGGAAGGGTATAACGTTGGAGAAGTTTTCCAGTATGGGAAACGGTTTCACGTTCCCATTAGAGACGCTCATTTTCTGGGCTCTCTCCTCTTCTGCCTCTGATGATAATTGGGCCTCCGTTTACGGAGACGACATTATCGTCACCACCGGTTCCGTGGAGCGCGTGATGCGCATCCTCGAGATCAGTGGGTTCACTCTGAACAAGAAGAAGAGTTACTGGACAGGCCCCTTCCGGGAGTCCTGTGGCGCTGACTACATTCGGGGTATTGATATCAGACCAGTTTATCAGAAGAAACTGATAAGCCCGGCTGAGCTCTACCGTCTGCATAACTTTTACTACAGACGTGGTGACATGGATAGGGCAAACCTTGTGAAAGGCTACCTGAACCCATGTTTCACCAACTACGGCCCGGATGGTTACGGGGACGGTCACCTCCTTGGTGACTGGCGTCCTCGCCCGCACAAAAAGCGGGATAGCCATGGCTATGGTGGAGCACTTTTCGACTCGTTCAAGCTGTCGGGGCAACGCGATGATCGCGCCCTCCGGCCTGGCGACCGAGTACTACCTTTTTACACGACTTACATCTGTGAAGATGCGTATGTCAGTGTGTTGTCTGAACCCCGACCGACTTCCCTTGAGGCCCTTCCGGGCTACTTGGGTCGTTTCAGACGGTTTCAGTCAGCGTACGCTCCCGAGCCGATTCCCGAAAGGAAATCGCCGGTTGACGGCACCGCCATTAAGGAGGTGTCTCTTCCGGGTACAAAGGGTTACCGATTAGTATCGATCTACACCTTTGACACTGGCCGCTAACTGCGGCTAAGGCCTATAAAGCCTTGCGAAAGCGTGGAGGAGTCCCTGACTCTATAAATGAAGTTTGTGCG